TGAGAAAATATTCACAGTACGGCGTGAAGTCCGGAGCGCGCCCTTTAAGGGGAGGTATGCCCCTATCACATTATTTTTTGCTTCGATATGCAGTCCAATCAATTATTTGTGGCAGTATTCTATTTGATATGACTTTTTCGGTTTTTATTGTGTTATTAGCAAAGATTTTGTCACTCTTTTGTCTGTTGCATGTCATATGCGCTAGTTGTAAGTTATCCAAGTCGCTTGGATGTCCACCCTTGGCAACTGGAATGATATGATCAATACAAGCACTCAATGGGTGTGGATGTTTATAACTAAAGTCTACTGGCTTTCCACAAATTCCACAGACTGATTGAGTTGCAAATATCCTTTTCTTATTGTTTTCGAATTGTTTTCTATGTGCTCCATCTCTATCTAGTCTTTTAACTGACATATTATCAACTCCTTTTTATAAAGCAAAAAAGAACTACCACCGCAGTTCTTTTTTAACAATTCTTTTGTAAAGGAAGTGGCCTATGTCAAATTAACCACATTACCATAATAACACATTTTTCGGGGCATTTACTTTTGATTTACTTTTGATTTACTTTACGATTACTTTTCATTTACTTTTCATTTACTTTTCATTTACTTTACGATTACTTTTCATTTACTTTTCATTTACTTTTCATTTACTTTACGATTACTTTTTTATTTACTCCAACATTCTTTTTATTTTTTCTTTTGTTGGAGCAATTGCTAAAGCTATAATATCTAGTGATTCATTCAATAGCTTATAAAAAATCGCTTGTGAATATCCATTTTCTATTGCTTTGCTCACTCTTAATTTATCACTTGCGTTATTAATATAAATATCAATGACTTCTTTATGCTTTTCATCTAGAAGATCATTCATTGCTCTTTCTAATATATGAATGTATGTATCATATACTTCAATACATTTATCGTAATCCTCTGTCTTTTCTAGCAACTTATTGTATTCTTGAAAAATTGTTGAATGATAGCCTGGCATTTCAGGCGAATATGATATTCCTTTTCTTTTGTCTAACAATTCTTCTTTTGTTTCTTTTAAGAATTTAGACATTCTTTTCCAGTCCTTTAACTTTGATATTTTAAACTTAACGTCTTCTCTTTGTGATAAATTCATAACTCCACTCCCTTTTTAAAGAATTTCTTTTAATTCTTTTTCTTTTTGTCTGATATAACTATTTACTGTTTCTAAAGCAACTTCATTCTCTTTAATTGATTCTATTTACTGATATCTTTCAAGTAGCTCTTTTCAGCTTCTAAATATGCTATATTTCTAGGTTCGATAACTCCATATTATCGCACCTTACTGTATTCTCTCTAATCCCTTACTACGCATAGTTTTAAAGGGTGTTATCACTCTTAAAAACTTTATGTATTTTTAAGAGTTGATTTTCTGGTCTATATATAATTTCTAGCCTTTCTAAATTATGCCATATTGAAAATTCAGCAACTGGACAATCTAGAATATTTTCATTTAATGCTTTCCAATATTCGATGTCACAACACATTACTTTTTTGTTTTCTTGTCCTTCTTCTTTTAAAGCAATTTCTAATCTATTTTTATTTTTACATTTTTCCAAAAGATTTCTAATTGTCATTTTCTTCACTCCTTCTCCTATGAATTTGTTTTCTTTTTTTGAATGAGTAATGTGTGAAGGTTCCCCATTTTTTCCTTTTCAATAAGTTCATCCATGATAGTTAATTCATCTAGCCATCCAAACTCTTCATATTGTTTGTTTATTGCCTTTAATAAAGGCATATCGATTTCAACTGGATCGTCCCTATCGACATAATAAACTAAAAATTTTTTATCATACTTATAGAAAGCTATATCTATTCTATCGATATCACGCTCGGAAAAACTCTCATATACAAATAAGGCTGGTGTTTCAAAGAAAGGCACAAAGTCTTTTGCTCTAAACATTTCTTCCGCTGTCATAACTTTTTCAACCTTTCTTGTTCTCGCTTTGCTTTTTCTACTTTAAAAGCAAACACTTCATCATCACTGATATTAAACATCACTTTTAGTTGATATAGCATGATTTCCACGTCGGCTATTTCTTCAATTAAATTAGCATAATACTCCGGTTCAGCTGGTCTATCAGCATAACGCAACATTTTATTTGTTGCTTTAATTAACTCTGCACACTCTTCCATCAACTGACGGCATTGTGCTTCTTTGCCATATTTGATAATTGATTGGTTGAAAGTATAGTTCAACATATTATTTTCATTTTTAGTGATTTTGTATTTTTCAATCAGCCCATGTACGGTTTCATCGTCTTTTGCATCTTGAAAATATTCTCTTTCTTTCATTTCACGTAAAATAGGTATTCCACCAAAACGTACATTCACTTCGTAAAGTAATTCATCTACTGCTAACAATAAATCTAATTCAAAATCTTTTTTATTTTTCATTTTTCTCGTTCCTTTCTATTTTTTCAATAAACCAATCAATAAACTTAAATAATTCATAATAATCACTAATTACTCCAAAACGGGCAAAATTTGGGCTTGCTTCACTTTTTTTCCCATTGATTTCTATAAATTGAAACCTTAAACAGGCCATATAATCATAATGTTCACCTAAATAGCTTTCTTCAAATTGAATACAGTTTTCGCTGTTTTTTTCAACTACAGCAATTAAATAGATTTGAAAACCTGGTTCTTTACCACACAATATTTTTAGATCAGGATAGAATTTTTTCAAATTAGCCGCTACTTCTTTGAAATTTCCGTTTCGTATATCATCTTGATTCAACACAGACATATCACGATATTGCATTTCATTAAACAAGCTTTGTTGCATAAAATCACCCTTTCATTAAATTTTACCTAATTTAACAACTTTATATTTAAAGTTTCTTTTTTGACCACTTGGACATGCACATAATCTCAAGTGGCCTACTGATATTCCTAATAGTTCTGAACATTCCTGAATTGTTCCAATAGCAACTAATTTTTCATTTTTTCTTAGATCATAAACTGCATATATCGGCTTTTCTTCCTCAATTGTTAATCCACTGTTTCCTTTCAATAACTCACTCAATCTGTTATTTTTATTTCTTAACCTGGATGCTTGATTTCTATATCTCTTTACATCTTCTTTTAATTGTTCATTTTCTTCTTTGAGCTGTTTATTTTCTTCTAATATTGGCCAGAATTTTTCTTGACTCCACAAATACAGTTTTTTTCTCAATTCATCGCATAAATTTAACATATCCATCTTAAATCATAAATCGGTTTTTTTACTTTATTATTGCAGTAATCACATATTGTTTGACGGGATAAAAATAGTGCACTTCCTGCTTTTCTAGTGGATGGATAACTCTGTACAAGTTCATTATTTTCAAAAAGACCTACTTTTGCATTTTTGGATGTAGTTCTTCCTTTGCAATATTCTTTTTTTTGTACAATATTTAAATTATCTAGCCTAATATTTCTAAAATCTCCATCGTTGCAAATAACAATGTCATTTTTTTTATATGATCTAATAAATACTGCCGCTATTAAGTTTTTTGCTATATACTCTTTTCCATCTATTTTTACAGCTAAATACTTCTTGTCGGTATTTGTTTTCTTTTTGATATAAGGAAATATTTCCCTTTTCTTTCCACTTTTTTTCCACTTTATATAAAATCTTCCCAGCGTATCAACTGAATAAGTTCTAGCACGATCATCTTTTACTTCTTTTATTACTATTTCTTGTCTTTCTTTTTTAAATTCTTCCTCAACAAGAATATATTTTTCTCTAAATATTTTTCCTAAATAAACAAACGACCAAAATTGATGTTCTGTTAAAACAAGTTCTTTTTTAACTTCTGCTTTTGAAATTACACCGCATACTTCTGTAATATCATCTTTGTCTAACATCAGATAATTCATTTCTTTTTACCTTTGCTAGTGCTAGAAAATTCATTATAGAGTTGATTCAATAAAAGAAATTCAATGCAGCCTAGACACAATAGAATAGCTAGAATATTAGCAACTCTACCCGTCAATAAAAGCAAACATCCAAAAAACATAACTGCTACAATCAATGCTTTCATCATGATCTTTTTCTTATTTGTCATTTTTTAGCTCCTTTCTTAATAAAAATAGTTCTTGTCTTAAACGTTTGTTATCTTCTCTATATTCCACTGCCATCTCACGATATCGCAATCTTTCATTGTCACATTGCTTATATCTAGTTTCTTGATAATCAAGTTCGATTTTTTGATGGTTGAACAATTCTTTTTGACGTTCTATTTCATTTTTGAGTTTTTTATTTTCATACACTAAAGGTAATTGTTTTTCCTTTGTCCAATTGATTAAGAATTCTTCTAGCTTTTCTCTTTTTGTTGGCTCTTTTTCCGTTTCCTTTTTAGCTTCATTTGTCAAAACAAACTCACCTGCTCATATCCGCGTCTCTTTTTATCTTTTTCATAAAATTCAACCAACTTACTATGTTCACTAGTAATCCATGAATCATACCATTTATCATCGATTTTGTATGTAAAACTATTAGCTTCTAATAATCCTTGATGCGGTATAAAAGCATGTGTCCAGTCTTCTCTTCTTTCCATGTATACTGCATTTGGAAAAACTTTTTTTACATATTCATCTGCAGGTTCTAGATTATAATGATTTAACACCTTATCTTGATGTTCATAGAGAATATTATTTATCCATATAGCTTTCATAATTCAAACAATGTAGGCTGATTCAATGAACGTTCAAGATTTTTAATAAAATTCAATCCCGTTTTAAAATAACTTTCTTTGATTTCACAACCTATTCCATTTCTATTTAATTTAACTGCTGAATAAGGCACTGACATAACTCCACCAAATGGATCAAATACTGTTTCACCCTCATTTGTGTACCACTTAATTAAATGCTCTATCAAATCTAATTGAAGTGGTGTCATATGCTTTTCATCTTTCTTTTCTCTTGCAACTTTAGTGTTTAATACATTTGTTCTTGACACTTTAGGTGATTCCTTGCCTATTCCCCAACAAGGTGATGCAAAACGAGTCCATTGATGAAATTCATCATCGATATTATCATGAGTAACATGAATCCATTCATCTTCTCTTTCAACTTTTTGCATCAGAACAACATAATCTGGCATTCCAGTTCTAGTTATCTCAGCGAATTTTTTATAAGAATTCCACAAAATGCTTGCTGATTTAGTTCTTGTTGCTTCAATTTGTGGGTCCTTAAATACAGTAATTTCTCCATGAAATATCCATCCATATTTTTGAAATGCTTTTATTACCATACCTCTAAAATCAATCAAGCCCATAGCTCCATCTCTTCCTTTAAAAGTTGGAATTTGCATCAAATGAAGTGCAATAATTCTTCCTGGTCTTGTAATTCTATAAAGTTCTGGAATTAAATAATCCATTTGAGAAAAGAATTCATCTAAATCTTTGACGTTTGAGAAATCTCTAGGATCATCACTGTAAGTATAAAGATTAGCAAATGGGATTGATGTAATCGTTAGGTCTATGCAGTCATCAGGAAGTTGACTGCATACATTGACACAATCATCATTGTATAATTTATAACTCATATAAAACTTGGCAATTCAATTGTATTTTGAATCAAATTGCTTTTTACCTCTCTTTCTTCAAAATTTAATAACTGGATTTCTTGAACCGACAAATCCATTTGATTTTTTAAATTATATTGCAGCTCTTTTTTCTTATTTACTGTCTCTAAAATATGCATTTCAGTTGTTCCTAGGACGATATAAGAATAGACTGTATGCTTTTGTCCAAAACGATAAATTCTTCTTAATGCCTGATGATAATTTTCATATGAATATGTCAATCCACAAAAAATAACATTGTGACATTTTTGAAAGTTCATACCATAACCGAATATTTTTGGTTTTGATATTAGAACTCTTGTTTTCCCTTGCTTGAAATCAAGCGCACATTGTTCTTTTCTTTGAGGACTGTCACTACCTCTTACTTCAACTGCTTCTGGAATGTATTTTTTTAACAAATCAGCTTCTAAATTTGTATCGCACCATATTAGATACTGCTCACTGTCTCTTTTTGCTATTTCAGCGCAATTTTTAGCTCTTATATCTGCTGTTCTATTTTTTTCTTTATGAAATGATGTGGCTGACGTTCCCACTTCTCTAAATAATCCATGCTCAAAGCTATCATCGATGACATCAATATCGATAATTACATTTGCTTCAATAAGCTCAGGCAAAACGTAGTATTTTGCTTCAAAACCTAAGTCTTTTGGACTCTCAATATTAACTGACCATGTGCAACACCATCTATAAAAGTCCTTTGTAGCATGTCCTTTTAAACGATATGAACCTGTTTTCATATCATTTATAAAATAGTTTGCTAATGCCTGAGCGGTTGACATGATTCCTAGAAAATCAGCATGATTTAGCAGTTCCATTAGATCATTTGGCGCAGGAGTTGCTGTACAGCATAGCTTATATTCCGTATTTTCGAATGCTTTTGATAGTCTTACTCTTGTTTTTCCTGTAAAGTTCTTCAAAATGCTTGATTCATCAAGAACAACTCCACTAAGAACACTTGTATCAATATTTTCTAATTGCTCATAGTTTGTAATATAGAGTCCTTTATCGATTGTAAAGCTATCTCTCAATACTTTTACTTCATATCCTAAAAGTGGAGCTTCTTCATAAGCAGTTTGCGCTGTTACACCTAATGGAGCAACGATAAGTACTGGCTTATTAGTAAATGTGGCCACTTGATGCGCCCATTCCAATTGCTGCAATGTTTTTCCCATTCCACAAGCCTCGAATAAACAAAATCTTTTCTTTTTCAATGCTTTTTTAACTATTGCTTTTTGATAATCAAAGAGAACTGGATTGAGATCGTTTATATCAATCTCAATTCCATTCATCTTTTTGAATTCACTTTTTTTATCTATGAACTCTAAATAATTCATTTTTTACCTCTCCTTTCTGAAAGAGTAAGAACCGCCATATAATATCCTTCTTCTATTTTCTTCAACCTGTAGCCAATTAAATTAAATTTATCACTGTAATTTATACTATATTGATATTTCATTTCTTCAATTGAACTACATTTCAGTTCAACTTGTTGTAATTTCTTTATCATTTTGATGCCTCTACAAGCTATATTTTTAGGTTCGATAACTACACATTATCGCACCTTACTATATTTTCTCTAAACCCTTACTGCGTATAGCTTTTGAGGGTGTTAGAAAAATAAAAACTTTGTGTATTTTTTTAAGATTTCTATCTTATTGTTTCTTTCAATTCATCAATGGCTGTTTTTAATGAACATAGATTGTCATTCATTTCTTTTAGCTTTAACAACTTGTTTTCTTGTGCATTGAAAATAGCAATCTGTACAAGTAAATGAAGAATCAGCAATATTACAATGCCCATTATTCATCGCTCCATTTCTTTTTTAGATGCATCTATTGTAATTTTCAAAACACCTTTAAAAACAGCATTGGTTTTACTTTCATCATCTGGAATTACTTTTAATGATGATTTTACTCTCACATTTATTACTTCTACATCCGAGAAATCATCTATCACGTATCTTGGATTGATACAATCAGTATCAATAATTAACATTCCATTCTTGTCATATACTTCTATTGGTTCACCTATATATACTGCAGATAGCAACTGTTCTAATGTTATTTTCATGTTGTCTCTCCTTTTTAATATTTAATCGCTTCTACTTTTCTTTTCTTCTCTTTTTGAGAAGTGTTTGTGTAGATAGCTGTTGTTTTAACATCACTATGCCCCATTATTTTTGCTAATTCTGATAAAGAGCTGTTCCCGTTTTCATTGATCCATTGAATAGCGAACATGTGTCTAAATGCATGAGGATGCGCTTTATCCAGGTCAATTCCTCTACACATCCCGCATATCTTTTTAATATGTTCTCTTATTGTTTTTTCGGTTAGCATTTTTTGAGGGTCTTTTTTTCCAGGAAACAATGTCCCTGATTCGATTTTTTGACTTTTTGCATACTTTAACAGTTCTCTTCTTAAATCACTTCTTAAAGGAACATCTCGTTCTTTCCCTTTATTGTAAATAGTGATGTATTGCTTGGCTTGTTCAATATTTTCAAGCGTGAAATATTGAAGTTCTCCAACCCTTATACCAGTATAAGCTAACACCTTCATGATCATATGGTCCTGTATCATTCCTTTTTTCTTAGACATTCTAAGCATTCTTTTAAAATCTGCAGGTTCAAGAACATCTTCTATTGAAGTTCTTTCTTGCTCTTTTATTGTTTTGAGGCAATAATCTGAAACGTGTTTTTTTAACTTTTTCTTTGAATAATCATCATTTTCATTCAGCTCTATGTATTTAATGAACTTATTAATGATTATTATGTAGTTATTTACAGTCTTGGTTGAATACTTTTCTATCATCTTTGATTTGTAATCAATCAAAGATTTTTTTGAAATTTCTTCATTTTTTGTTTCTAACATGGCATCTTTGAAATTTCTAGCAACAAGAGCATACTTTGTGTAGGTCTTTGTAGCTTTTTCATCTAGAATTTCATCATCAATGAAATCTTCAATGTACTTTTCTAACATGCTTTTAGTTAGAGTAAATTTATCTTTCAATCGTTCAACCTCCTTTTTTGACCACTGAAATTCATCTTGTCTTTAATTTTCATCCTTACATAGATATAGAAAAGCCGATTGACTTTGTTATATCTGATTTCATAATCTAGAAAATCTTTAGATTTAAAACTTTCTAGCATGAATTTTGAAATAAGCGTAGGATCTTCTATCATCCTGCTTATTTTTCTTTTTGAAAATCTAGTAAAAGCTTTTCTTTCCAATGGCTTTTTTAAGTTTTTGGATGATTTCCATCGCTTTTTCCCTTTCGGGTCTTTAGCGAGATAATTAGCAAGTCCAGTAAGGCCATATTCATCAGGTTCAAGTTCTTCTATTTTTGTTCTTGTTCCTAATGTCCACAGTTTTTTTAAGAGCAATCTATCTATTGTACCTTCGACGATCATATGATGATGTACTCTTATTTTTTTGTCTTTATCAAATTCAGTTACATAGACGTACTTTGAGTTTTCTAAGCCTAGCTTTTTTCTTCTGTAGTTGATTTTTCTAATGAAGTTGCTGACATTCTTTTCAGCTTCTTCAATTGAATCTGGAAGATTTTCATTTGAATAAGTTAGATGCATCACGTAATCATTTTCATCGAAATTGTTATTGATTAATCTTATAAAATACTTTCTAGCGTTTTTTTCATTTAGATTTTTCTTATAAGCTTTTGATGGTTTTTTCTTTATCCTGTATTTATTCATTTCTTTTTTTGAAAATACTGGATAAAGTTCTACTTCAAACTGATTTCCACTTTGAATTGTCTTTGATACGTAATGATGATCTATTTTATTGAATTTCAATAGATCACTTATTTCTTTCTCTTCTAGATTGCTGATGGATGTATCAAATAGATTTTCGTAATCGTAATCTAGTTTCGTCGACTTGTTAGTATCCATTACAAGAGATTTATTGCATCTTCAAATAAGCATATTATCCACTTTAAAACTGTACAGTTTTGACATGTTATGATATACTAAAAATGTTCAAGAGAATATTTTTACAAGTTCATTTGGAGATGCTATCGATTAATTTTAATTGATAGCTTTTTCTTTTATTTAAAATTAAAGAAAAAGCTTGTCTATTCTACGATTAATCACTTGATACATGTTATCTTTTATTAAAAACATATTGATATCCTTCAATAGTTTTTTCTTATTCTTCTGTTCTTCAATTAAACTGCATATGCAACCTAATGCTACAGCTTCAGGAATTGAATAATTTTTTAATACTTCATCAACTTTATTGCTAAAACCCTCATTTGATACTTTTCTAACTACATAGTTTTCATAAATAGTTAGGATATCATCCAAAACATTCCTTTTCTTCTTGGTTTGCAACTGAATAATACTTGTAATAATCTTTGCTTCATCGTCCATATTTTTTCTCCTTTCTTATTTTTTAAAAAAAACAAGCTGCTAAGTTATGATTCATACCTATGAGAAGTCACTTAACTTTTCTTTTTACGTTTTTTTCTTTTGATGTTTATAAATTCAGGAGGTTTTTTAAAATGCACTTAGCAGCTTGCTAGAGCTTTATTAGCTCTAACCAGTCATAGACGATGGGATTTCATTTTTTTAGACATATTAAAATGTGAGAATTTTTCTATGACTGGTTAGAGACAATAAATATCTCTCTTTTTAATTTGAATTTTTTTCATTGATAGTTTTAGCTAACCTGCTTGTGCAATATCTCATTGCATTCATAACTGGTTCATATATTTTCTTAAATTCAGCTTCTTCGATTCCTAGAATCTCAATAAAGAATTCAGAAGGTACACATGAGCCACACTCTAATTTAATACCTTCTTCTTCACTTGTTTTGCAAAAAGCTACTCCAAATTGAGCTATGGTTAACTTTATGTTTTTTTCGCTTTTATCATTATCATTTGATAAATCAATTACCTCTCCATTTAAGCCACATTCTTCTAGCAATTTTTCTAGCTCTTTCTTTAAATCTTTTGAATCCATATTTTTCTCCCTTTACCTTTCTATATAGATTTCAGTTGTATACTTTTGCATCTTTGGTGATTCAACAAAGACATCAATTTTATTGCCTTTTATCGCACCTCCGCAGTCTTGTGCTATATACACCTTTCCATCTATCTTTATTTTTGAACCATAGGGGATGATTGCAGGATCAACCGCTACAGTCATTCCCTCGGTTGCTTGGATACCTGTGGAGGTCAAAGCTCCATACCTATCCTCTCCTGGCCAGTAGTATGTAATAGTGAACTGGCCAAGGTTTCTTCAATTTTCTAATTCAGCTTCTAATTGTTCATTTCTTACAGAAACTTCATCATACAATCTTTGATATTTCATTCTTTCTTCTTTTTCAGCGTTCAACTCGTTATAGATAGAGTTGTATTCCTCTTTTAGAAGTGACATTTGAACTGTTTGTTCTTCTAACTTCGAACTGGTTGAAGCTAGATTGATTGCTAAGGTTCCGAATCCTAGAACGATAGCAATACCTGCAGTGATCATAGTAATTGCTCCTCTTCTTGATAGTTTCATTTGTTTTTCTCCTTTCTTTTGGACTTTCTTTTACTTCACTTTTATAATTTAATTATCAGTATTTGCAGATACTGAAATTTATTTAAAAGTGAGGTGAAAATAATGTCTGATACAAATTTACGTACTTTTCCTTGTGATGAGCGTGAAGCACTAGCGATGCTTTATGTTCAAAATCAAGACTTAACAGGTTTAACACCCGAAGAAATTTACGATAAGTACTGTGATGCCTACGAAAAAATTAAAAATCATGCTCGTGAGCAATACAAAGCAAAAAAACTTGCTAGAAGATCTACCTCTATTTAGACATTCGTAAATTTTACATATAGAGTCAGTTAACTCGTCTGACTCTATATATTCATATTCCTGAACTAAAGTTTCTAAACATTCATGAAGTATTTCTCTTTCACGCTTTCTTTTTTTAAAATAATCAATCATCGAACTTCTCCTTTCTATAAAATTACATTTATTAAAATAACTATCACTTTACCAACAAAGATGATTCCAGCACATATCGTTGCTAAACCTCTAGCACTTAACTTTTCAATCACGCTTATCACTGCTTTCTTCTTTACGAAACTTGGCCATTTCTTCTAATAATTTTCCATACGATTGTGCTGTGATTAAGTCTAATCGTCTAGCTAGATGAAGTATTCCGCTCAAATAGCTTTCTTTATATCCCAATCTATTTTCGGCCACATCAAGGCAAGCGGATGCATCTGCTATATCGGCTGGATACGCGTTTCTAAATTCATGTTTTCGTTGGTGATATACCTTTGCTATTTCTTCTAACTCCATGAATTCTACTGTTAACACACTGTTTAATTCTTCTTTCAATTTTTGTTTTTCTGCTACCATATAACTCTCCCCCTTTCGCGTCTTAAAACAAATAATCTAACAGAAACTTTTACTAAATTTTCATATTCAGCTCTTTCCTTTGCCATTATTAGATTTTTTTCTACTTTTGAATCAATCACTTTTGAAATTTCTTTTAATCTTGCATTGATTAAGACATACGATAAACCGTACATGTATTGGTTCATGCCACTTTCTAATTTCATATTTCCGCCCCTTTACTTTTTTATTTCCTGAGCTCATAAGAGCCTACATCTTTTTTTCATGGCTTTAATTAGTAAATCAGTACAAACGAGTATTGTTAACGATATAGGCTCTTACAAGCCCAGGAATCTCTTTTACAACCAAACATTTCTAGGATCCTTTTTTAATTCTTCTACTTGTTCTGGAGTATAGAAGTATTCATTCTTGTGAACTCTTTGATTGATTTTATTTAAAATGTCATATACGTTTTTTAAAGCTTGCTTATCGGCAACTTCTGGACGATAAACAGTGACGTTTTCATTCAATATGATTTCTTTCATAGAAAACCCCCTTTTCAACAAAGAATATGTATTTATTTAGAATTCTTTACTTCTTTGTCGCTTGATTGTTTAGCTAATTTAGCAAGGACCATACCGCGAGTGATGTCGGTTACTCGCATCACTTCTTTTTCTTCTAGCTTTTGAGTTAAAGCTAATAAACTAGCGATTGATTCTTGTTTACTATTTGGTTTGATAATATCCATGTGAATTGCTCCTTTCATTTTTTGTTTCCTTATTTGACTTTACATCTATATAATAGTTTCTTAATTTTACTTTGTCAACTATTTTACGGTAAAAAGTTGCTTTATTTGACTTTTTGTATTATTATATGGGTGTGAAAGGAGCAAATTAATATGAGTGAACAATTAAACACAATTAATGAAAGACTTAAACATTTAAGAAAAAATGTGTTGAGACTAACTCAAAGTGAATTAGGAAATACGTTAGGCTTAGGAAAAGCTGCAGTTTCAAAAATGGAAAGTAACACATCAACAATTACTGAACAAAATATAAAATTAATTTGCAAAGAATTTAATGTTAATTATGATTGGTTGGTGGATGGTAAAGGTGAGATCTTTATTGATACTGATAGAACAACAATAGAATTGCTTGCTGACGATTATAAATTGAGACCAGTAGAAGTATCATTAATTGAAGAGTTTGTTAAACTTGATGAAGAAGAAAGAAATGTTCTTTTAAATTATTTGCAAAATGTATTTTTAAAAAATGGGCAGTAAAATGCCCATTTGAATCATTTGTTGATATAGAATCTTTGAGTCAATTTATAAATACGTTCAATAAATTGTATATCGTTGATTCTATGTAAGTATCTAATGATACATTCAATCATTTCTTCTTTAGTCATATTTATCACCCCTACGAAATTGTAAAACAGAAAGGAAGTGTTTATTGTGTATGCTATGTATTTGAGAAAATCACGTGCTGATGATCCACATGAAAGTATAGAGGATACTTTGAGGAAGCATGAAAAGATACTTTTTGATTTAGCGAATAAACTTAATATAAAAAAAGATGAAATCGTTCAATTTAAAGAAGTTGTAAGTGGTGAGAATCTAAAGAACAGACCTCAGGCACAAAAAATGTTAAAACTTGTTATGGAAAATGCTTTCGAAGGGGTTTTAGTTGTCGATAGTCAAAGACTTGCTAGAGGCGATACACTCGATCAGGGAACAATCATAAGAGCATTCTCTTTAAATAATACAAAAATCATCACTCCAGGAAAGACAATAAATCCAGGTGATGAAATAGATCAAGATTATTTTGAATTTGACTTGTTTATGGGCCGAAGAGAATATAAGATGATTAATAAGAGAATGCAAAGAGGTAGAAATATTTCGGTTCAAGAGGGAAATTATGTTGGAAGTATAGCGCCTTATGGCTATAAAAAAACGAAGATTGGAAAATGTCATACATTGAAGATTAACGAAGATGAAATTGATTGCTTTAACAAAATGAAAGAATTAGTTTTAAATGGATTGGGATGTACTAGCATAGCTAATGAACTAAATAGATTAGGCTTTAAGCCGCGCAAAAGTAAATTGTGGACAACTAATGCTGTTAGGGACATTCTCTTAAACAAGACAAATTTAGGGCTTATTAAATGGAATACTAGAAAATCAGTTAAGCTTTACAAAAATGATGAAATCATCAAAAGTAGGCCAAGAAATGAAGAAGCGGAATATTATCCAGGTAAGCACCCTGCAATCATTACTCAAGTAGAATATGATGCGATTGTAGAAAATATTAAAAACAGAGCTAGACCAGTCAAGAAAGATAAGAAGTTACAAAATCCTCTTGCTGGAATTGTTTATTGTGGTAAATGTGGAAAAGCGATGATAAGAAGATCATATAATAATGGATATCGTGATGGATTGATATGTACTAATACACATTGTAATAATGTTTCTAGTGTTCTTGAAGTTGTTGAAAAAAGAGTTTTAGAAAGTTTGGAAGATACTTTAAAAGAATATCGCCAGTTCATTGATAATTATCATAATGATAAAACCAAAACTAATAATGATTCTTTAATTATTAAAACTGAAAAAGAAATAAATAAAATAGATAGTCAAATCAATAAAGCGTGTGAAATGCTTGAAGTTGGAGCGTATAGCGTTGAATTATTTAAAGAGCGTAAGACATTATTAGATAATCAAAAAAAGGCGCTCATAGATAAAATAGAGGCACTAAAAAAAGAAGATACTGATTTTAAATTACAAAATTATATAAATGCTGTTCCAATTCTAGAAAACGCTATTAAGCTGTACTGGAACAGTTCAGTAGAAGAAAAAAATAAGCTGCTAAAACAAATTGTTAAAAGATGTGATTATTTAAAAAGTGAACGAGGAAAAAGAAACGGTAAAGGAATGTATAATTTTAAGTTGAATATTTATTTAAAGATATAGAGTTTTTTTCTATATCTTTTTATTTCTATCATTTACGAGCTAACGAACTTGCTCATGTTGAAATTATTAGTACCCTTTTCTATCAACTTACCAATGGTCTAACACCTCAAGAAATTAAAGAAGGTGGATTAGATGCCTATTTTACTGATCATACATTAGGTGTCTATCCAACAAATAGTGCGGGTATTCCTTTTAGTGCCGATACTTTCCAATCTGTGGGAGATCCTATTTCTGATTTAACAGAAGACATGGCTGCTGAACAAAAAGCTAGAACCACTTATGATAACATTCTTGCTTTAAGTAAAAATGAAGACGTCAATAAAGTCATTCGTTTTTTAAGAGAAAGAGAAATCGTGCATTATCAACGTTTTGCTGAAGGACTTGAATATGTCAAGAGTCAATTAAACAAGAAGAACTACTACGCTTATAATCCCTCATTTACTTCATCAAAACGTGAACAAACATGTGAATAAGGTGAATAACTCAAGTTATTCACCTTTTATGCACTTATTCACACTTTCCCCACAAATATTCACTTAAATCTGTTACTAAAAACATTTGTATTTCTTGAGCCATTTCCTTATTTATCTTAGAAATTCTCCCTTTATTTTCTACATAAACATCGATATATCTTTTTTTAGCCGGTATTTGTTTACAAAAAAACTCTTTATTTTTTCCTTTATAAACACAATTTAATTGTCGAAAATCATCCCATAACTGTTTAATTTCTTTATCTTTTATTAATAAATCAATAAAACTCTTTTCTTGAAGATAAAAATCATCTTCTTTAACTACAACTCTATCAACTGCTTTTTTAATAACATAAGATAAATATTGCATCGCATAACGATCTTCATCACAAATATAAACATGTGAACACGTGAACTACTCCGACTTACACTTCGTTTAGAAGTCGGAGATTCTTGCTTCAACCACTACAGCCTCTAATGACAATACATTATAGGTCTTACACAGTGTCCACAAGCGTATAAGTTTGGCTCGTCCCAAGCCTACTTTTATAATTTATCTATAATGACCGAAGAATCCTCAATCCTTCTGTAAGTATATTGATTGCTGCATTATGGTCTCTGTCTCCAGTATATCCACAATCACATGTATAAACTCGGTCTTTTAGGTCGAGTTTTTTTACACTTCCACAACAATGACAGATTTGGCTAGAAGGGTACCACTTATCAATTTTTACAAAATATTTACCTCTTTCTTTAAGCTTGTAATCAAGCATATTAAGGAACATTCCATAGCCATTATCGAATGTCGCTTTTCCATTGCCAAAACCTTTATTTCCAATAGATTTCATATCTAAGTCTTCGACACATACGATATCATACTGATTGGCTATCTCAGTAGATTTCTTATGAAGACTGTCGAGACGTTGATTCGCTATTTTTCTATAGATTCTGTTTACTTTTCTCATTTGTTTAAAATAGTTGCTTGATTTTGTTTCATTCTTTTTAGAACCTGCTTTTCGTGAAAGTCTTCTTTGTTGTTTAGCAAGCTTCTTATGACTTTCTCGATAGTATTTATGAACTCCTGCTTTATTCCCATTACTGTCCATATAAAGTCCATCGGATTTATAGTCAAGTCCAATAGCATTTGTACTTGATTTGGAAACAGATGGAATGTCTTCCTGTTCATATTCAAAAAGAACGGAAGCAAAATAGTTACCGACACTATCTTGAGAGACAGTAACAGATTTAAGCTTCCAATCATCTTTAGGCAGCTTATGAATAACAGCTTTGACCATTCCAACTTTAGGAAGCTTTATGACATTTTTACCAATAAGAATATTGTTGTTTGTAAAATTTGTTGTATACGACTTTTTAGATTTTCTTTTGCTTTTGAATTTAGGGAAATGATTTTGTTTTTTAAAAAATCTGTCATAGGCGTCTGCTAAATGAAAAACGGCATTTGAAACAGCAAATTTATCTATTTCTTTGAGAAAATCATAATCTTTTTTTAATGTACGAGTAGCGAACTCATTTGATTTAAGCTTAGAAAGATGGGATTCTCCATCTTTGTATCTTTGTTTTTGCAAGGCAAGTAATTGGTTATAGACAAAACGACAGCAACCAAAAGTTTTTGCAAACATGACTTTTTGTTCATCATTTGGATAGAGTCTATATTTAATTGCCTTGTTACTTTTGTTTGCTTTTGACATATATTTTACCTTCCTTGCGTTTGAATATATTCCTTAATAATATCTACGGTCACCCCACCTGTAGATATCAAACAATAGCTTTGTGACCAGAACATATCCTTCCATAAATGTTTCTTGATTTCTGGATATTCTTTTTTTATAAGTCTACTGCTTGCTGATTTATAAGCATTGATAAATTTAGAAATCTCACTATTAGGCTGCCCTCTGAACAGTATATGAACATGGTCTTTATCGTGATTCCATTCTTCCAACGAAATATTATAATTAAGGCATATGTTTTTAAATATCTCTTTAAGCCGTAATGAGATAGCATCATCAATAACATTATTCCTGTATTTGACACACATAATTAAATGATAATTAAGCATGAACACTGAATGATTATTAGTATCAAGTTCCATAGCAATATCCTTTCTAAAATTAAGTACGACTGAACGTCTTTTATACTTATAATGTATCACAGATGCACGTCTAAAACAACATCTATTATAAAAACTATAAAAGGAGCTAGACCCCTCCCTACACTTCGCTTAGAGGAAGGGGATTGCGCTCCTATTTTTGTTCAATAACAAATCATTTTCATTTAAATAATGATTTAATATCTTCTTTGCTTGTAATTCTCCTTCTTTCCCTGCAATTCTTTTTTGATCTTCACCATTTGATAAACTTAAAAATAAAAATATGAATAATATAATTATAAAAAAGATAATCACTGTTATCTGCATTATGTATCACCTCTTATCCATTATAACAAAAAGAGAAGAACCAAGTCTTCTCTCTTTTACTTTCTAACGAACATATTTTTTCATTACAATAATGTAAATTCCTAATAAGCTTATACCTAGTAAAGCCATTGGTACAATACTATTTGTGTTATCTCCTGTTGTTACAGTTTTTTTACTTTCTACTTTTATTTCTTTTTTAGAAGCTGTTTCTTCTTTCTTTGTTTCAGTTTTCACATTTTCTAACTTAGCAATCTTTTCTGTTTCTAACACTTCTTTACATACTGTACATTCTTTATGTTTTGATCCTTCTTTAGCTACTGTTGGTTGTTGATCAATGATCCAATCACTTGATATATGTTCTCCTTTAGAATCCTTATCTTCATAATATTTATTGATTGTTTTTGAGGTTTTTCCACATCTTGAACATACATACCAATATGTATCGTGTTCCTTACAATTAGTTGCTTTTTCTCTTAAAAATTGTGGATTCTTAACTTCTATATAAGCATGTCCTAAATGAGTACCTGTTGCTGCAAATGCTTCTGTACCTTTTGCTCCACAAATACAACTCTTATAATATCTAGCAGGTGTCATACAAGTAGCTGGAGTCGCTAAATATTCACTACTTTCAACTTCTTGATCATACACATGATTTCCTTTATCTGAAACTTCATTACATCCTGGAACTGTGCATGAATGCCAATGATTATTAGAATCTTTATGCCAATCTTTAGAGAATACATGATTTCCTACTTCTGCAGATTCATAATACTTATCTTGTGCATTTTCATCATCTTTAGCACTTACATCACATCTTGAACATGCATACCAATATACATCATGTTCTTGACAGTTACTTCCTTGAGATTTTAAGTATTTTGCATCTTTTATTTGTTTTGTATATTCATGTCCTAATTTTGTATCTTTATCTTCAAATGTTTCTGTAGTACTTACTTGACCACAAGCACAGCTTTTATAATAGATAGCATTTGTTGTACATGTTGCTTTGTCTTTTAAAGTACTTACTCCATTGACTTCTTTTAATTTTTGATCAAAAGTATGTTCTTCCCAAACTGCTTTAATTTCCTTATTTTGATCATCTTTAGTAAATACTCTTTTATCTCCTACTTTATAAACAGTATTGTCTACTTGCCAGCCTTTAAAATGTTTTCCATTTGGAGCAACATATTCACATTTTGGGAAAGTAAATTCCTTATCTAATTCAACAGTTGGATTAGCCATTGTTCCTGTTCCACCATTAGAACCATATTTGATTTTTAATTGGAATACTAATGCATCAATTGCATCATTGATGGCTTTTGCCATAGCATCTACTTCATCTTGTTCTGTTATATTTTTACTACGTACAACTGTTTTAATAGCATCTTCTACCTTTGAAAAATCTTCATAGTTTTCTTTATTAAGTTTATTTGCTTTTTCAATAGCTTTATCTACTTCTGTATAATCTGCAACTTTATATTTTAATTGCGCTATTGCTTTATTAATAGCATCTACATAGCCATCAACTGTATCTTGTTGTGTAATATCTAAGTCATATTTTACATCTTTTAATGCATCTTCTAATGCTTGTACTGTTTCATCTGTATAAAGAGTTAGATCACTTGGTATTCTTTTCTTTGCTTCAGTTACTTTTGTATAATCTGCGCCAGCATATGTCATACTTAATAATTTATTTAAAACACTATTAAATATTGCTTTAGCCTCATTTGAGCTTTTAGCTCCCATATAATAAGCACTATTTTCTGCTCTAGTTCCTAAGTTTTTATAACTTTGGGCAGCTGGATAATTACTAGAAACTCCATGCATATAAGCATTAAACTTTTCTGCATCTGACCAACTACCACTTCCTACATGTCCAGTAATAGATGGATCAGTTAAAGAAAACATTCCAAATGTATAAACTTCTGCATCTTTTTTTATTTCCTCTGATGCTGTAATAGCTTTATTAGCGACATCATCATCAAAATTATTCAAAGTCGTTGGCTGACCATCCGTTACAAAAAAAACAATTCTTTTGGCATCTTTTCTACTTTCATCATTTTTACTTTGATTAATTTGTTTTAATGCTAATTCCATTGCAAAATCTGAACGTGTTGCCCCTGCAGGACTAATGCTATTTACAACATCTTCTAACTTTGCTTTATTGTCATTTGTGGCAGTAAAGAAATCATTCATAATTTGCGTATAATTATATCTATATCTATTTTCAGTATAGGTATCATTCCCTACTTTATCTGATTTATCTCCAGCAAATTTAATAATCGAAATTCTACTTTGTTTATTTGCCTGATTTATCTTTGAATTATTTTCAGCAAAGCCCTCAATAAATTGATTAATTGAATCTTTTAAAATTGCAATCCTTTTAGTACTATCAGTTGAAGTTATAGGATCTTCCATACTCCCTGAAACATCTAAAACCAAGACAATATCAAGTGGTATATTATTCTTTTGATTAGCCGCAAATACGTTGACTGGCATTTGTGCAAAGAACATCATTAATGTCAGTATACATGCTATCACTTTCTTATATATTTTCATTTTCACTATCCCCTTTCTTTGAATATTATTCATTTCCTCCTATGCTTTTATTTTACTTTTTTTAATTGTTATTTTTTATAATTGGCGCGAAATGTCGTTTTTAGGGTGTGAAATGTATATAAGAAGTGTTTTTATTTTGATAAAATAGTATTAGGTGATGTATATGAATATAGCAATATGTGATGATGATCTTTTATATATGAATCAAGTTAAAGAAATGATAGAAAAATGGGGAAAGGAACATCATGAAGATGTTTCTATTTATCTTTTTAATCATGGGGATGCTTTAATTAATAGTTATCAAAAAAGTCATATCGAAGTTATCTTATTAGATATTATAATGCCTTTATTAAATGGTATGGAAACAGCTCATGAAATTAGAAAAAATGATTCTGTCGTTAAAATTATTTTTTTAACCTCTTCTCCTGAATTTGCCTTAGAATCTTATGATGTTAAAGCAAGTGGATATCTTTTAAAACCTACAACTTATGAAAAACTATGCTCTCTTTTAAATGATTGTAAACAAGCATTTCATTATGAACCTGAATCTATTATTGTTAAAACAGATAAAGGATATCGTAAAATTTATTATCATTTGATTGAATGTGTTGAAGCACAAAATAAAAAAGTTTTATTTTGTTTAAATGATGGTGAATGTCTAGAAGTTTTAGATACTTTTGTTCATTGTAGTAATGAATTAACTACAAATGATGCATTTTATAAATGTCATCGAAGTTACTTAGTTCATATGCCTGCTATTGATCATTTTAATTCTATAGAAATTGAAACAAAAACACACAAGAAAGTTCCCATCGCAAGAAGTTATGCTAAATCTTTTAAAGAAGCTTATTTTGAATATATGTTTAAAGAAGGTGATTAACATATGATTTATACTATTTTAGAATCTATTAGTTATACTTTAACTTTATTATTCGGTATCTTTGTTTCTGCACTATTTCTAGATATTAGAATCAATAAAAAGAATGTCATTTGTCTTTTTCTATTCTTTTATATTGATTTAGTACTTCAGGGAATTTTCTATTTTACTAAAGATTTATCGGCTGTTATTTCTTTATATCCTTTTATTACCCATTTACCACTTTTATTATTTTTTGTTTTAATTTTCAAAAAACGATTATTTCCAAGTTTAATTGCTATAACAAGTGCTTATTTATGTTGTCAAATAAGTAACTGGACAACAATCTTTGTTTCCTCTTTTATTAAGAATATAGATAATATAACCTATTCTTTAACACTCATTATTTCTTTTGTTTTCATTATTAAATTTGTTTATTTACCTATTTCTCAATTATTAAAAAAACAATCACGTGAACTTATTTCTTTTGGTATCATTCCAATTTTCTATTATATATTTGATTATCTTTCTACCGTTTATACAAAGCTTCTTTATATTGGGAATAAAACAACTGTAGAATTTACACCATTTCTTTTATGTATCTGTTATTTTGTATTCTGTACCGTTTATTTTAAACAATATGAAGAAAAGCAAAAAATAGAAACGACCAATAAGCTTATTTATATGAAACAAGCACAATCAAAAAAAGAAATGAAACTGATGGAAGAAAATGAAAAAAAGATTATTTTAATGAGACATGATATGCGTCATTTTTTAAACAATATACTAAACGATCTTGAAAATAATCAAAATGAACATGCTATCGAATATATTCATACTTTATTTGATGCCATCGATCAAACTGTAAGAAAGAAATATTGTTTAAATGATACTGTTAATATGATTATGACATCTTATGAAAATAGAATGAAAGATGAAAATATTGATTTTCATTATCATTTAGATATTCCTCAACAATTGTCTATTAGTGATATCGATTTAACTTCTATTCTATCTAATGGTTTAGAAAATGCTTTTAAAGCTGTTATGCCATTAGAAAATGAACGTTTTATAGAATTAAATATACAAGAAAAATGTGGTAAGCTACTTATTTCTATTGAAAATAATTACTTAAATGAACCTATTTTTATAGATGGTATTCCTATATCTAAAGAAAAAGATCATGGCTTTGGAACTCAAAGTATTGCTTATACAGTTGAAAAGCTCCATGGAAATTGTCAATTTTCTACTCATCAACACCATTTTAAATTAAGAGTTGTCATTTAAAAAGGATTACAGGTTAAACACCTTGTAATCCTTTTACATCTTGATCAGTAATTCTTTTACCATCTTCAATTTTATTAATAACATTAATAATACCGTTCAAAGATTTTTTATTAGGTTTCATTGTATAACATTTTTTACCCTTCATAGAATATGTTTTATATGAAATTTCTGGATCTCCCATAAGTTGAACATTGTACATTTTCCATTTAGACATATCATCTAATTGCGTTTGAACAAGTGATTTTATATCTTCAGATGACATATTAGTTTCAAAACATCCTTCTACTGCTTGTAAAATATTTGAATAGTTTGTAATGATTTTAGGAGAAACAGCTTTATTGATCATGGCTTTAAGTAATCTTTGTTGGTTTCTTCCTCGATCAAAATCACCACTTGGTAAAGCATATCTTTCTCTTACAAAACATAAAGCTTTATCTCCATCCATTTGATTAATTCCTTTATTAATATGATAGTGACCATGTAATGTTGTAAATTCATAAGGTGAATCAATTGTTACTCCACCTAAAGCATCAATGATATTAGTAATTCCACTAAAGTTTGTCTTAGCATAATAATTCACTTTTAAATCCAAGAAATCTTCTATAGAAGAAATTGTCTCGTTAATACCATACATAGCTGAATGCGTTAATTTATCCATTTTTCCATTTTTATGCAAGGTAATTTGTGTATCTCTAGGAATAGATACAATTAATATTTGTTTTTGAATTGGGGAAACACAGACAGCAAGATTAACATCAGCTCTTGAAATTGCTGAAACTGTCCCATAAGTATCTATTCCTGTCATATAAACAATAAATGGATTTTTAGTCACATTTGTTTCTTGTGTCACAGAATTTAATTTTTCTTGAATTTCTACTTTATATAAACTCTTTAGATTTTCATCAATGCCTTCGTGATTTGCTTCTAATAAAGCCATATAAGCATTATCAGCAACAATAACATCAATGTCTCCATCCATGATAGCATCTCCTAATAAAGAATAATCTTTATAATCTTTTGTTTGAAAATCTTTATTTGCTTTATTTTCTATTTTAGCAATTGCTGATGTAATATTCTTTGAGCCTTTTTCACTAGCAATTCCAATTTCTGTATTACCTTTTACATCACTTAAACTTTTAATAGCACTCTCTTTTTTTACATACATACAAATAACTCTTGTTTGTGTAAAAGAACCTGTAATATTAGATAAAAAATTATTTCCTTTAAAAGCCATTACCGAAACAAATCCTAAAGCAATGCTAAGTATTAAAGATAATAGCTTTCCAAAAATCAATCTAGCATATTTATTTTCTCGCTTTTTCTTTTTAATACCTGATTTAATAAGCAATGAACTTAACATCCATAACAAAAAAATAATACCACATAAAATCAAATAATATTTCATTGGTAACATCTTTAATATATAAATACATCCTAAAAAAATGATAGAAACGATAAATTGTATTAATAATAAAATACGTCTAGAAAACAACTTAGACATAAAACTTCTTTTCTTTTGTTTAACCATTAAAACACCCTCTTAACATGCAAATATTTTAGCACATCAGACATACTTATTCAATTCAAGCTCATTTACAATTAACAACAAAAAAACTAGATTTCTCTAGTTTTCCATTTTTTCTTTTACAGGATCAATCCCTTTTCTTTGCAAAATCGCATGTACTACATTTCTTTTACCACTTTCACTTCCTGCAGAAGTACAAGTAGATAAAGTAATTACCGATTGTACTTGAGATTGATCAAAATCTACTTTAATAGAAGATGTCTTTACCATTTCTTGTACAAATGAAGCTGTATCAACAATTTGTGTACTATATAAAACACTTGATTCTGAAATAATATGTCCTACAACCACTTTATATTGACTTACTGTACCATCAGGTAAATAAATATAAACATAGGGATGTTCATCCGCAAAGCTTTGATCCGTATAGGATTTAATATTATTAAACATTGACCCATTTTTCATATTATGACCATAAATAACCGTATTAAAATCATTAAATGGATCTTCATTTTCACTTGCGATAAAAATACTACCTGCACTTAATTCATTATGATCTATATCACTATGAATATAAGTGTCATTCGTTTCACCTTGTAAAACAGGATAATTCACATTTGTATTTGGAATTTGAATCCACGCTTTCACATCTTTATTTCTTTGTAAAAGCTCATCCCAATTAATTTGTAAATAGCTTTCCTTTTCTTCTTTTTCTTCCGTATAAGTTTTAGCTAATTCTCCATAATCATCATCTATTTTTTTATAATTCAAATAAATATTAATTAAATTATATGCTGAGTAACAAAATACACAAACACAGACAGTTAATAAGATATATCTAATTGCTTTTTTCATTATACATTAAATTTAAACAACATGATGTCTCCATCTTGACCTACATATTGTTTACCTTCTTGTCTAATTTTTCCAGCTTCTTTTAAAGCATGTTCACTACCATATTTCACTAAATCATCAAAACTATATGTTTCTGCTTTAATAAAACCTCTTTGGAAATCACTATGAATGATACCCGCCATTTCTGGAGCTGTCATTCCTTCTTTAAATGTCCATGCTCTTACTTCTTGTACTCCAGCTGTAAAATATGTTCTAAGACCTAATAAGCTATAAGCTTCTTTAATTAATTTATCAAGACCACTTTCTTCAATACCTAAATCTTGCATAAACATAGCTTTTTCTTCTTTATCCATTCCTACTAATTCAGCTTCAATTTTTGCACAAATAGGAACAACGTCGCTACCTTCTTCTTTCGCAAATTCTAAAACTTGAACATAATATGGATTTTGCATTGGATCTTCTAAATCTTCTTCACCTAAGTTAGCTACATAGATTAATGGTTTCATTGTAAGTAAAGTATATTGTTTGACAATTAACATTTCTTCTTTATCAAATTCAATACTTCTTGCTGGTTTATTTGCTTCTAATGTTGGTTTTAATTTTTCTAAAACACTCATTTCAGCTTTAGCTTCTTTATCACCTGATTTAGCTTTCTTTTCTAAACGTCCAATACGTTTTTCAACTGTTTCTAAATCAGCCATGATCAATTCTAAATTAATTGTTTCAATATCTCTAATAGGATCTACATCACCATCAACATGTGTTACATCCTTATCTCTAAAACATCTTACAACCTCACAAATTGCATCCGTTTCTCTGATATTTCCTAAAAATTTATTACCTAATCCTTCTCCTCTACTTGCACCTCTTACAAGACCTGCAATATCCGTAAATTCAAAAGTTGTTGGAACTGTCTTTTTAGGTTCAATCATTTCTGTTAATTTATCTAAACGATAGTCTGGTACTTCTACGACACCTACATTTGGATCAATTGTCGCAAACGGATAGTTTGCTGCTTCTACTTGCGCATTTGTAATTGCGTTAAATAATGTTGACTTACCAACATTTGGTAATCCTACAATACCTGCTGTTAATGCCATCTTTTTCACTCCTCTTTTTTTACCTCTTTATTGTAATGAAAAATACCCATAAAAGCAATATTTTCGTTTTGTCATTTTTTTTCATTTAAATTTATTTTATAATAGCAAAGAGGTGATTGGATGTTATCAACAATAGATTTGCACGGATGTAGTCAAAGTGAAGCTAAAGTAAAACTAGATCATTTTTTAAAAGGAACTTCAATTCTTGTTAAAGAAGTGACAATTGTTCATGGATATTCTTCTTCCATTCTTTTAAATTATGTTAGAAAAAAATATTCACATCCAAGAATTGAAAGAAAAATACTGACACTTAATAAAGGAGAAACAGTCTTTATCTTAAAATAATGGAAAAATTTTATCAAAACAATCTCAATTACATCCGTCAACATCATTTAGACAAAATATGCGTTGTAATAGCTAAAATAACCCCTTATCTTACAGCCGCACTTTATGCTTTAACACTTCTCATATTATTTATTAATCATTCATCAAAGCTATTATTGACAATCATTAAACCATTAAGTTCTTTTTTGATTGTAACACTTATTAGAAAACTCTATAATCGTCCACGTCCTTGTATGACATTTAATATTGAACCACTTGTAGGTCATAAAACAGGAGAATCTTTTCCTAGTCGTCATACAGTAAGTGCTTTTGCGATTGCATTTGCCTTATTGAATATTAATATTCATTTAGGAATCATTACTTTAATTATTGCATGCATTGTAGGGCTATCAAGAATCATTTGTGCTGTTCATTTTATAAGTGATGTTCTTTGTGGTTTTTTAATTGCATTGATCATTTATTTGATATAACGAAATTTTTATTTCGTTATTTTTTTTTACTTTTTTTTAAAAAATAAAAAGAAAAAGATCAAAAAATTGTCTATATAATAGGAGGAAAAACTAAATGGAAAAAGTATTAGAAATCACATCAAATGATCATATCATCATGATCGATAAACTCTGTAAAAGAATATTAGGATATCCTGAAATCTTAGGAAGAATCATTAAAGGTTTTATTAAAGAAGCTGAGGATGTATCTTTAGAAGAAATCATTGAACTTATTAAAGAAAAGAAGGATCAGAAAGGAAATTCTTATTTCCAACAGCTAAATAATGTCATCGATATTGCTCATCATGGAAGAGTGGAATTCGATTATTTCTGCTGTATCAATCTGCCACAAGATGATGGAACAATGAAAAGAATTTATCTAGATGTAGAGATACAAAATGTAGAGAATCCAGGATATGCCCCACTAACAAGAGGAAATGATTATCTTTCAAGAATGATTACCAGTCAAAATGGAAAGGAATATGATTGTAGAAACTATGATGGAATGAAAAAGGCCTATGTCATATGGATACTTCCACAAGCTGCTAAAAAGCGAGATGGACATGTCAATCGCATAAACTCTAAATTAGAAAATATCAGTGG